CGTCTATCATGTCCGCGTCTTCTCGCGGCTGCTGCTCTGGGTGCCGCGCAAGAACGGCAAGAGCGAGTTCCTCGCCGCGCTGGCGCTGCTCTTCTTCGTGCATGAGCGGCTGATCGGCTCGGAAGGCTATTGCTTCGCCCGCGACGAGGACCAGGCTAAGATCACCTTCGGCCGCATGAAGAGCATGCTGCTGAAGGATCCGGCGCTGACCGGCGGCGCGACGCCGCGGGTCACGATGACGGCTAAGGGCATCTTCGTTGCCGAGACGGCGAGCGGCTTCCACCTGCTCTCCGGCAAGCCCGACGGCAAGCATGGCCGCATGCCGCAGGTCATCGCCGGCGACGAGATGCACGAATGGGAGACGCGCGACCTCGAGGACAATCTGCGCCAGGGCACCGGCACGCGGCTGCAGCCCGTCGAGCTCTATGCCTCGACCGCCGGCCTCAAGAGCAAGGTGGTCGGCTACGGGTTGTGGGAAGAGACGCTCGGCATTCTCGACGGCACGATCGAGGACGGCTCGACGCTGGCGGTCGTGTTCGCCGCCGGGCCGGATGACGACTGGCAGGACGAGGAAGTCTGGGCCAAGGCAAATCCGACGATCGGCCTGACCCCGACCTGGGATTACATCCGCAAGGAGGCAAAGAAGGCCCGCGGCAATCCGCGCGCCGAGGCTGCCTTCCGGCGCTACCACCTAAACCAGTGGGTCGAGCAGACCGTCCGCTGGCTCAATCGCGAGAAGTGGCTCGCCTGCGCGCCGGATCCGCAGGCCTGGCGCACCCGCCGCGAACTGCTGAAGGGCCGGCCCTGCTGCCTCGCGATCGACGTCTCGGCGACGCAGGACATCACGGCGAAGGTCCAGATATTCGAACCGGAGGTAGCGGGCGGCCCGTTCCTGCTGCTGCCGCGCTTCTGGATTCCCGAGGGCACGCTCGAGGCGCGGATCCGGCGCGACCGTGTCACGCCTTGGAAGCAGTGGATCGCCGACGGGGCGCTTGAGACCACGCCGGGCGACGCCGTCGACCAGAACTTCGTCATGCGAGCGGTCAAGGAGGACCTCGCCGCTTTCGAGGTCGAGGCGATCGGCTTCGACCCCTGGAATGCCGCGAAGCTGATCGGCGACCTCCAGACCGACGGCGTCGATCCCGAGCTGCTGGTCGAGATGCGCCAGGGCATCCTGACGCTCGGCGAGCCGTCGAAAGAGTTCGAGCGCCTGGTCGTCACCGGGCTGATGGATCATGGCGGGCACCCGGTGCTCGCCTGGATGGCGGGGCATGTTCAGGTGCGCTTCGACGAGAACATGAACTTCATGCCGGCCCGCAAGCGCTCGGCCGACAAGATCGACGGCATCGTCGCCAGTGTCATGGCTCTCGGCCTGACGATGGCGGGTAGCGAAGACGACGGAATGGCCGGCTACCTCGCCAGCCTGAGGGCCTCCTCGTGAAGCTGCTCCGCAAGATGCTGCCCGGCTTCTTCCAGCCGCGGGCTCTGTCGCTGACCGACCCTGCCGGCTTTCCGGGGATCGACGGCGATCTCGGCGAGGCCGTGACCGAGGCCTCTGTCCTCAACCTGTCAGCGGCCTGGGCATCGCTCAATCTCCTGGTCGGCACGCAGGCTTCGCTGCCACTGATGCTCTATCGCGACCTCCCGGGAGGCGGTCGCGAGGTGGCGCGTGATCATTGGCTCTACCGGATCCTGCACGACAGCCCGAACGCCGAGCAGACCTCGCTCGACTTCCTCGAACAGATTTGCCTGTCGCTGGAGCTCCGCGGCAATGGCTATGCCGAGAAGGACCGGATCGGCGAGCGCATCGTCGCCCTGACGCCGATCCATCCGGATGCGATGTCGGTGCGGCGCGGCTCGTCGGGCGATCTCGAATATCGCTGGCGCGACGAGGCGGGCCAGAGCCATGTCGGCTCCCCGCGTGAGATTCTGCACATCCGCGGCTTCGGCGGCTCGCCGCTCGGCGGCATCTCGACGCTGACGCATGCGCGCAAGGCCTTCGGGCTCGCGACCTCGGTCAATCGCGCGGCGCTTCGCACCTTCCTCAACGGGCTGCGCCCGTCGGGCACGCTCAATTTCGAGAAGTTCCTCACGCCGGAGCAGCGCAAGGACACGCACGACCTGCTGGTCGAGAAGTTCATGGGGGCGATGAATGCAGGCCGCCCCATGGTGCTGGAAGGCGGCGCGAAATGGGAGCAGCTGACCTTCAACCCCGAAGAAGCCCAGATGCTGGAATCCCGGGCCTTCTCGGTCGAGGAGATCGCCCGCATCTTCGGCGTCCCGCCCCACATGATCGGGCATACGGCCGGCAATACCAAGCTCGGTTCGTCTATGTCCGATATGACGCAGGGCTTCCAGAAATTCAGCCTGCGCCGGCGCCTGCGCCGGATTGAGCTGGCGATGATGAAGCAGATGCTAACCCCGGCGGACCTCGCGGCCGGCATCATCATCGAATTCAACCTTGAGGGCCTGCTGCGCGGCGACAGCGCGGCGCGCGCCGCCTTCTACCAGACCATGCTCGCCGCGGGCGTCATGACGATCAACGAGGTTCGCGCGCTAGAGAACCTGCCGCCAGTCACCGGCGGCGATGTCCCGCGCATGCAGTCCCAGAACATCCCGATCACGCAGGCTCAGGGGCTGGCGGCCCCGATCGGCCATAACGGCGGCCCGCCGCTGGAGGATGACGATGCTGAAGACGCATGATTTCGCGCTGGACACCAAGGCAGTCGGCGATGAGGGCGAGTTCGAGGGTTATGCCTCGACCTTCGGCAACGTCGACCAGGGCGGCGACGTCGTCGAGCCCGGCGCCTTCATCGAGTCAATCGTCCAGGCGAAGAAGGACGGCCGCACCATCCCGATGCTCTGGCAGCACGACCAGCGCGAGCCGATCGGCGTCTGGAGCGATATCGCCGAGGATGCAAAGGGCCTCTACGTCAAGGGCCGGCTCCTCGTCGACTTCGACCCGCTGGCCAAGCGGGCCCATGGCCTGCTCAAGGCCAAGGCGCTCGGCGGAATGTCGATCGGTTACCGCTATCTGCCGGGCCATGCCGAGCAGGATGACAAGCGGCCCGGCGTGACCAAGCTGAAGAAGATTGACCTGCGCGAGGTCTCGCTGGTCACCATGCCGATGAACATCCAGGCGCGGGTGACCAGCGTGAAATCCATTCTGGACGGCGGCCGTCTGCCAACCGTCCGCGAATTCGAGGAGCACCTGCGGGATGCAGGGTTCTCCAAGAGCCTAGCCGCGGCGATCGCGGCGAAGGCGACGCCGCACCTTCGGGGGGAGCCCGAGGCGAAGGCGGATGACCCGGCCGCGTTCCTACGCGCCCTGCTCACGACCGGCTGACGAAGCCTCGTCCCGCCGCTTCCCAACAGAGGATCACCATCATGAAGTCCATCCTGTCGCTGCTGGCGACCGGGCTGTTCGCCCTCGCCTTTATCGCCGCCGCGCCCGACGCGCATGCCGCCGTCGGCGGCGCGCTCGCCGCCTCCACTGCGCTCGTCGCTCCGGCCGCCATCCTCGGCGCCGGCTCCATCGCCCGCCTCGCCGCCTGCCGCTTCGGCCCGCGCATCGTCTTCGACAAGCCGGACGGAGGCGGCCTCGAAGGCAAGTCGGTCGAGGAACTCGCCGGTAACGTCAAGAAGATGCTCGACGAGGCGATCGGCAAGGTGAAGGGCATTGCCGAGGATGCGCTCGGCAAGGCCAAGAAAGGCGAGGACTTGACGACCGGCTTGAAGGAGCAGGCCGACGAGGCGCTGACCAAGATGAACGAGCTGAACGAGCGCTTCGGCGCGCTCGAACAGACGGTTGCCAAGCAGAAGAAGGCCGGCGGCGATGACCGCCCGAGATCGCTCGGCGAGCAGTTCGTTGAAGGCGAGGGCTTCAAGGGCTTCCAGGATGCCGGCTTCAGCAAGTCGGCGCGCGGCGGCGACATCAAGGTCAAGGCCACGCTCGTCTCGGCGACGACCGATACGGCCGGCGCGGTCGGCGATGCGATCCGTCCGACGCACCTCGCCGGTATCCAGCCTTTGCCGCAGCGCCGCATGACCATTCGCGGCCTGCTCTCGCCTGGTCAGATGGACGGCAACTCGCTCGACTATGTCCAGGAGACGGGCTTTACGAACAATGCGGGCATGGTCGCGGAAGGGGCCGCCAAGCCGTCATCGGACATCAAGCTCGACCTGAAGTCGACCTCGGCCAAGGTCATCGCCCACTGGATGAAGGCCTCCAAGCAGGTCCTGTCCGATATCAGCCAACTGCGCTCGATCATCGATCAGCGGCTTCTCTATGGGCTGGCGTTGAAGGAGGAGCAGCAGATCCTGTACGGCGACGGAACCGGCCAGAACCTGCTCGGCATCGTGCCGCAGGCAACGGCGTATGCGCCGCCGATCGCGATCGAGGACATCAACGTGCTCGACGTGCTCCGGCTCGCCATGCTGCAGGCGGCGCTGGCGGAGTATCCGGCGACCGGACATGTCCTGAACCCGATCGACTGGACCCGTATCGAGCTGCTGAAGGACACGATCGGCCGCTACATCATTGGCAATCCGCAGGGGGGCGTTTCGCCGACGCTCTGGCGCCTCCCGGTCGTCGAGACGCAGGCCATGAACGTCGGGAAGTTCCTGACCGGAGCCTATCAGCTCGGCGCTCAGCTTTTCGACCGCTGGGAAGGCCGGGTCGAGGCCGGCTACGAGAACGACGACTTCACGAAGAACCTGGTCACGATCCTCGGCGAAGAGCGACTTGCTCTCGCGGTCTATCGCCCCGAGGCCTTCATCTACGGCGATTTCGAGATCGCGCTTTCGGCCTGACGGCTTCGGCTGACCAAGGGCGGCGCCTCATGGCGCCGTCTCTGTGAGCCGAAGGAGAAGGTCATGACCAGCAAGCTTACCCGCTACCGCGTCCTACGCGATCACCAGGGCGACCGCGACTATGCCGAGGGTGACGTTCGCGAAGCCAATCCTGCTCAGGTCGCCCATCTGATCGGGCGCACGCTGGAGCCGCTCGGTCCGGCCTCTCGGGGCAAGGCGGATCCTGCGCCGAAGAACAAGGCCGAAGGCGCCGCGCCGGCGAACAAGGCTTCCGGCCGCAAGGCCAACACCAAGGGCTGATCAGCCCGCATCCCAAGAGGAGCAGTAGCATGAGGCGCTTTTCGGTCACCGCCACGACGGCGGCGGACGGCACGGTCACGGCTTACTCGCCGCGCTTGTCCGGCAAGATCCACCAGGTCGAGTACGTCAAGGACGGTCCGAACGGGTTCGCCAATGGCGTCGACTTCTCGATCACCGGCGAGAAGACCGGCGTCGGGCTCTGGACCCAGAGCGACGTCAACGCCTCCGCCATCGTCGCGCCGCGGCAGCCGACGCATTCGCAGGCCGGGGTCGCCGCGCTGTATGCTTCCGGCGGCACCGGGGTGCAGGACTGCATCGCGCTGGCACGAGACCGCGTGAAGATCGCCATCGCCCAGGGCGGCAACGCCAAGGTCGGCGTCTTCCACATCCTCGTCGACTGAGGCGGGCTTCGGTCATGCGTCTCCTGCCGCCGGAGCTGGTTGCGGCGCCAGCCGCGTTGCCGGTCTCGCTCGCCGAGGCGAAGGCTCATCTGCGCGTCGATCATGGCCTCGACGACGAGCGGATCGGCGGCGCCATCGCGGCAGCCGTCGGGCATCTCGACGGCTATGCCGGGATCCTCGGCCGGGCGATCGTGACGCAGACCTGGCGGCAGGACTTCTCTTTCTGGCCGGCCTCGCGCTGCCTGCGCCTGCCGCTGGCGCCGGTCTCGGCCCTCGTCTCGGTGAGCTACCAGCCTGCGGGCGGCGGCGCGCCCGTCATGGTCGATGCGGCGGATTATCGCCTGCTCTCCGGCGCGACCGACCCTTCCGTGCTGCTCGGCGTCGGCTTCGCCCCGGCGCTCGACAGTTCGGCGCCGGATGCCGTCTCGGTCAGCTTCGTCGCGGGCTATGGCAAGCCCGATGATGCGGGCTGGCCGGATCCGCGCCTCGCCGCGCTGCGCAGCGCCATCCTGCTGATGGTCGGCGATCTCTACCGCTTCTCCGATTCCGCCGCGCTCGGCCCGGCCTCGCCCATCCCGATGTCGGTGACGGTCGACCGGCTGCTCGCCCCCTATCGCCGCAATCTGGTGACCTGATGCTCTCCGCCGGTCAGCGCAATCATCGCGTCCGCTTCGAGCGGCGCGTTCCCGGGGCCGATGACGGCTCCGGCAACACCTTGCCGGAGATCTGGACGGCGCTGGTCGAGGCCTGGGCCGGCTTCCGCCCGAAATTCGGGCGCGAGCAGCTTGCGGCCGGGCGGCTGGAAAGCACCATGCAGGGCACGCTGACGGTGCTGTCCTGGCCTGCGACGAGGGAGGTCACAGCCGCCGATCGCGTCGCTTTTCTCGCTGGCCCCTACAAGTTCAAGGCCTGCCAGATCCGATCGGTCGTACCGACGCCGGACAATCGCGAGATCGAATTCTTGCTCGAGGAAGGCCCCGCGACCTAGCCCTTATGCTCGGCTGACGAGAGCGCTTTGCGAGCAAAGCTGACAAAGCTCGGCGCATAGCAACTTTCATATTCTGAAATGGCCGCGAGCATATCAGCGGGCTCGAATTTGAGGTGAACATCGATCGTTTCGAGCCACGCTTTACAGAAAGCGCGCTGTTCGTCGTATGCGGAACTCGTGATCAACCAGCGGTTTCTATCGGCTGCACGCTTGATTTTTTTGACCCAGTGATACGCCTCTTCGAGCACGTAGAGTTTGAAACCTATGAACTCTTCATGGTCCCTTTCTATCTCCATGCGAGCTTTGAGATATTCCTTGAAGAGCTCGTGAACGTGCTTCGAGCGGTTGTCGTTGGTCGTCGATACATAGGCGCGATACGCGATGATTGCCGCGCAGAGTGTCACCAGAGCATTCAGGTATTCCGCCATGTTCGTCCCCAGCGTGATGTCATGCCCCGCGTGACATTCATCCGAGACTTCGATTGTCCCTGCAAGCCGGGCGTCTATGTCGCCTACAACGCCGGCGGCCCGAAGCTCATTCCCCATGCCCATGCCGAGCGCGCCCGCGCCGCAGGAGTCCTTGCCGATGGTGAAGGGAGCAAAGGCGCTGCAGCGCCGGTTGGACAGGATCCCGATGGAGGTTCGCGCGGCTGCGGCGACCGAGGCACTGCTCGCCGCCCTCGCGCTCAGCGAGGCGATGAAGCAGGTCGTTCCGGTCAGGACCGGCAAGACCAAGAGCACGATCCGGGTTGAACGCGGAAAGCGTGGCGATCGGTTCTGGGTGAAGGCCGGCGGCCCGGCCACCACCGAGAACGGCTTCGACACCGCGACCGCCTCCGAATGGGGCACGCAGAAGGAAAAGGCGAAGCCCTGGTTCTATGCGACCTGGCGGCGCAACAAGAAGCAGATCCGCGCCGGGCTGGAGCACGAGATCAAGAAGGCGGTCAGGAAGCACAGAAATGGCTGACCCCTCCCTCGCCCTTCAGATTGCGATCAACGGCAGGCTTCGGGCTGAGATCGCCGCAGTCGGCAACCGCGTCTTCGACGAAGTCCCGCAGGGCGTCGCCTTCCCTTACATCGAACTCGGCGAATTCCAGACGCTCGACGATGGCGCCCAGTGCCATGATGGCCAGGAGGTCTTCGCGACCCTGCATGTCTGGTCGCGCGGCGCCGGTCAGGGCGAGGCGAAGACCATCGCCGGCGCCGTGCGCGGCACGCTCAACGAGGCCGAACTCGATCTCGGTGTCGCCTGGCAGTTCCTCGAAATCGCGCATGAGAGCACGCGATATCTGAAAGACCCTGACCGGCGCACCTCTCACGCCGTCCTGACCTTCCGCGCGCTCATCGCCGCGGCCTGATCACCACTCTCGCATCACCGGCTCATTTTAACGGAGGCCATCATGGCGCAGCCGACTGTTCTGTCGTTCGGAAAGGGCATCGTCTTCGTCGGCGACGGCGCCTCGCCCGACGAGGTTTTCACGAAGCTCTGCGGCTTCAACTCGATGTCGCTGACCATCGAGAAGGACACCAACGACGTCACGGTGCCCGATTGCGATAATCCCGACGCCCCGGCCTGGCAGGCGACCGATGTCCTCTCGCTCGCCTGGAACATGGAGTTCGAAGGCGTCTATGCCAAGGAAAGCTCCGAACTGCTCTGGGCGGTCACGACCGACGGACAGTCGCGCAGCATCCGCCTGCACCTGGTCGGCGGCGGCAGCGGCGGCGCCACTCCGGATCTCCGGTTCTCCGGCAAGGGCCATTTCGGCCTCGGCATCTCCGGCGAGCGCGGCTCGAAATGGCAGAACGCCGTCAATGTCACCGGCGACGGCGCCCTGGCGCGCGCCAGCGTGGCGGCGCTGCCATGAGCCGCTGCGCCATAGATATGGAATGGGCGGACGGGCATTACACCTTCGCCCTGCCGATAGCGCAGCTCGAGGAGCTGCAGCGCCTTTGCGATGCCGGTCCCATGGTCGTCGCCGAACGCCTGCGGCATGGCGTCTGGAAGATCGAGGACATCCACGCCACGCTGCGGCTCGGTCTGATCGGCGGCGGGGTGCAGCCGCTGGCTGCGCTTCACCTGGTCAAGACCT